CCCTAACGGATCTGCTAAAATTGGCAAATTACACACCCTTGATTTTTCTAATCGCAAAGATGTGCCTCCTGGCAAGGGCAACACTTCGGCGTTAAAAGGAGTATCTATTCACCAAACCATTACTAAGACGGGTAATGTTCGCAGAGATATTCTAACATTCAGAACAGTTTCTGGCGGACCTGCCAGCGCAAATAAGTGGATACACCCTGGTTTTGCTGCCAAAAAGTTTTTAGATAAAGCATACGAATGGGCTTTAAGTGAATGGACCAACGAAATATTACCAAAGATTTTGTCTAAGTACGAATAGGAGTTGATTAATTATGTCTGGCATATTTCAAGGTGATATCATAATCCGCGCAGCCATTGAGCTTGGCATTCAAGACATGCGTAAAAATCCCTGGCTCATAGATCATATGATGCAAGATTTGAAAACAATAAATTATTTTGCGGATAGGTATGGGCAAAAACAAATAGATGCCTGCAAGGAATGGCTAAAAAATAATGAAATTGAAGTGAATCTAATGGGTCGGGATGACAAAGACCGACTTCCCTGTGTGACTATTCAGTTGGGGCCAAGTAGCGAGAAGGCAGAGATGAAGACTATGGCTGATCAGTCTACTGAAAAGGTCATCTTGATGCCAAATGAAATTGGCAAGCCCATCCCGTACATTGTGAAGCCTTTCGTGCCCACCGGATACGATTCCCATTCTGGGAAAGTTTCCCTGGACCCATCTGTAGACCTGAGCGGTGTGTCCGAGGGTATGATTTTGGTAAATCCGGACAATGGTACGGGGTACAAAATTTTAGGCATAAGCAGCGAATGCTCCATACTCATAGAACCAAATCTTGACGTAGAAGCTACTCAATTTGGTGTTGTGCCTCAATTCCCTTACTATAAGGCTAGGGTAGAACATTCCTTTTTTGATGAAACTTACAACATTGGCTGTCATGCTCATGGCGATGCACAGAATCTTCTATTCTTGTGGAGTATTGTCAAGTATTCAATCCTAAGATATAGAGAAAGCCTTCTGGAGGCTAATGGTTTTGCAGAAAGCTCCATTAGCAGTTCTGGTCCGGACTTTGACGAGCACTTTACTACGGCTGGCGGAGAGAAGGCTTGGGCTAGATACATGAATCTAAATGGTCAGATTGAAAATAGTTGGATTAAAGCTCCCAGAAGGTTCATCGAAGCTATTGCCCTGAAAAAGAAGGTCGGTAACGGGTACATCGGCGGCATTAGTATTATCTCGAATACAGACCCCGATATAGAGGACCGCAGTGGGGTCAATTGGTATGCTACATCTCAGGACGACGACTCTTAAGCAATCTTATATTTACCACAAAATGGTAAAGCGAACAAATATTAAAATGACAAATAAATTATGCAAATCCTTAATGAAACAAAGTACTTCGCTACCAAGTACTTCTATTTCCAATCCCTCCAAAGTGGGCAGCGTTGGCGTAAAGACGCCCAAAAGCAAGAAAATGCCGGACGCGCTGAGCAAACCCAGCCTTTTCTTTAAAAGTGAAGACATTAAGCATTCAAGTGTTCGTAAATTAAACGATTTTTTACAAAAAAGACAACTAAAAATAAAAAACTAATAAAATCACATAGTTAGGGAAACGAAGAATGTACATAACAATCTTCTCTATACAAGAGGTTTAAGAATGGCTAATCAAAAACTATATACCGCAAAACAAGCTGCTGAAGCAGTCCTTAAAAAGACCCTTGAGCTTCTTCACAAATCCGAGATTGTCAAGGCCGAGCAAATGCCCTGGAAAAAACCTGAGGCCGACGCTTCCCAGCCCGCTAAAGGCAAGGCCCCTAAGGGTGAGATTCAGCCTAAAGAAAAGGAACAGGGTTCTTCTGACGACGTTAGAAGTCAAAAGGCCCCCGATAATAATCCAGATGAGCAAGCTGAAGGTAATAACGAGCTTGCTGGCACTACCCCCACCCAAGTAGGCCAAGATGGCAAAAACATTTCCGGCTTCTCCGAGATGCGTAGCGATCTCAAATTGGCCAAGTTTATCGGCCACATGCACTCTAAAAGAAAAATGAAAGCACCTCTCGCTAAGGCTGAAGCTGGCCACGAGAAGAGCTATTTTGCAAAGGATGGAAAAGCTACGCCTAAGCCAAAACTAGGGAAAGGCGAATAATGGCTAAAAATTACTCCTCGAAAGAGAAAAATCAAGAACAAGAGAAAGAAAAAGAGCCAGAAATGACTCTCGAAGAAGCCAAAGCCCTTAGGGCGTCAAAGCATAAGCCTAAAAATAGGGTGCTTTCTGAAGGCGAAAAAAGAGAAGAATTTAGAGTTTTCTGGGCAAAAGAAAGACGTACCTACGGCGAAACTAAAAATTTAGAAGAAATTTTATGGGTTCATCTAAAGGCAAGCAAGCTAAGTGATCCCGAACAGTTCGAAAATGGTCTAAAACATTTCGGGCTAAAAAAAGTTAAATAAGGAGAATAATATATGAGTTTACGCGTAGTAACACCTTTCGTAAATACCAACATTCCTGATTCGTACCCCAACATTACGGTTCAAAGCAACCCAGTAGGCCTGGGCTCTTCTGGTATTGTAGTTCTGATCGGCGAAGCCGACGGTGGCGACAGCTATGAGAACGTTGTCCTAAAGAACAACATCTTCACTCCAGATCAGCTTGACAAAGTTCAACGTCAGTACGTTGGTGGGCAGATTGTGGAAGCGTTTCGGGCTATGTCCGCTCCTTCTGCCGATGCCGACATTGTCGGTTCCGCAAACCTAATTTACATCGTAAAGACTAACCAGGGCGCAAAAGCTTCTGCAATTGTCGATGTTGACTACGGTACCTTGTCAGACCAAAACTGGGGCCTTGATGGCAACAAATATAAGTATCAAATTACTTCTATTGCCGCAGAATCTGCTCCGGCGGTTTCTGGCAATACTATCGCTACCTTTGGCGCTCCCCTCAATGGCACCAATTTCTCTATTCGTCTCAGCGGCGGGGCAATAGCTGTCGTTACGCTTAGTGTAACCCCCGGCGATCATAGCGACATTGCGACTTTGATTGTTGAACTAAATGCACTTCTTCCTGCAGGCATTGTAGCTTCTTTGGGCACTGCTGCCAGTTCCCTAAAACTGACTATGGACGTAGACGCTACTGCTTACCGCAAAGGTTGGGGTAAGTCATTCGAGCTAGTAGACTCTACTCCTGGTGATTTAGCTGCCCTTGGCCTAAGCGACGGCCTATATGTGTCTTCGCAAGAACCTGGCGTAGAGGTGAGCATTGTTCGCCCTGACACCGGTCTTAGCGAAACTCTAGATGTAAATGCTCTCATTGCTCTATCGGTAGGCTACCAAGGTACCACGGGTACCATGACCATTTCTGCTGCGGGTGTACTTACTACTGCTGTAGCTGGTGGCCCTGGTGCGGCTCTAACGATTCAAATGTCCGACTACAGGACTATTGCGGATCTAGCTTCCTTCATCGACTCTCAAACTGGTTATTCCGCATCTTTTGCCGCATCTGCTCAACAACTTCCTCCCAGCGCGCTGGATGTTGTTGCTGCCATTAATATCGCCTCTACCGGTGCAAGCCTGCTTCCTGGTCGAGTAAAGAAGGCCTCGTATGACTTTCAAGCTGTAGTCGGGACTTCTAGGGGCTTGAGCTTTGCTCCTCTAGCCAATGGGAACGCAGGGCTTCCTTCCACCATGGTTGTAGCCCTATACCTTGCTGGCGGTGCTCGCGGTGCAACAAACTCTGCCGATATCATCAGCACATTGAGCCAGATTTCTGGTATTCAGTGTAACATTGTAGTTCCCCTGTTCTCTCAGGATGCTACGGATGACATCATTCTAGGCTCAACTGATAGTGCCAGTAACTATACCATTGCTGCAATCAATGCCGCAGTGAAAAGTCACTGTATTCAGTTCAGCACCCCCAAACTTAAGCGGAATCGCATGGCGATACTGTCACTTAATAGTACGTATGGTAATGCAAAGTCCATGGCACAAAGCCTTGGTCAATACCGTGTGTCCTTGACCATGCAACGTGTAACTCAGGTTGACTCACAGGGCGTTGTTCAAACATACATGCCCTGGTATGCTTCCTGCGTAGCTGCTGGCATGCAAGCCGGTGGCTTCTATAAGGCTATCGTCAATAAGGCTGCAAACGTAATTAGCTTCATCGATCCTTCTGGCTTTGATTCCGGCAGTCCTGGCGACAATGAAGACGCTCTTAGCGCAGGTCTTCTGTTTATGTCTCGAGACACTACCAGGAATTACTGGGTTTCTGACCAAACCACTTATGGCTTTGATACTAACTTTGTGTATAACAGCATCCAAGCGGTATATTGCTCTGACATTTTGGCCTTAGACCTTGCTCAAAGCTTTAAACTATCTTTTGTGGGCAAATCTCTTGCTGACGTAGATGCCTCCACGGGCAAAAGCTTCGTAGCAACCAAAATGGATGGCTATAGAAAGCTGAAACTGATCGCTGGTAGCACAGACGCACCTCTCGGCTTTAAAAATGTAAAGGTTGATATTAATGGTCCGGAAATGAATATTGCAGTAGAAGTGAAGCTCGCGACGGCTATTTACTTCATTCCGATCAGTATCAATATTTCACAAGTCCAGAGTTCTGCTTAATAGCGGAAAGAACAAGGAGACAATAGAATGGCAATTTCAAAAGTTTTAACGGGCGCAAGAGCAAAGGTGTATGTGGACAACCAGCTGGTTGGTATCTATGAAACATGTACCTACAATTCAAACATAGGCACCGAGCCGATTCATCTTCTCGGGAGATATTCGGCTGCTGAGATTACGCCCACTAGCTATGAAGCTGTGACTATTTCATGCTCTGGTTTTAGAACTGTCGGCGAAGGCCCACATGTCCTTCCCAAAATGCCTAAGATTCAAGACCTTCTTACTTTAGATTCTGTTACCATCGCCGTGGTGGATCGTCAGTCTGGCGAAACAATCCTGACCGCAATCGGTTGTATTGCAAATTCAATGAACGGAAATCATAATGCACGGGCGACATCTAGAATTACCATCAATTACACAGGATTGCGCCTGAGTGATGAGTCTGGAGATCAAGACGAAAGTAACGGTGCAGTCAATCTTCCATAATTAAAACAATTCACATATTCATGGGAAATAATGTGGGCAAAAAAAGATGGAAAATATCTTTATATTACGAGGGTTTAGCAAAGAAAGGGCCGACTAAAACGGACTGTTCTGGCTGCTCACCTAATCTTAACGTATATGATTAGCAAGAATTCTAAGTACATCCTAGAGGTAGCTCTTGCCAGTGTCCCTGCTGCCGCCGAGCTTTTAGCTGCCATTGATTCTGGCGGTGGTGCCATTCTAGCCGGGTCTGGTGCTCCGAGCAACTCTCTAGGTAAAGATGGCGATATCTATATTGATAGTGCCGCCGGCAGCTTCTATTCTAAGCAAGCTGGAGCGTGGGCACTTGAGGGCACCTTCGCTCCCGGCAATGTTCCTGTTGGGGGCACAACTGGCCAGGCGCTGGTGAAGGCTTCTGGCGCAAATTTCGATGCAAGCTGGAGCACTGTAGTGCCTGTGGGACCCATCAATACACTCACCGGCTTCAACGCTTCGGGCGCGGTGGCAGCGATCCCCGGTTATACCCACGACCCCATCACGTCCGGCATTAACTACAGCAAATTAATAGACGTCGCAAATGACGGGTATCAAAACCTGAATTATTCATATGTCGAATTTAACCCGACCGTGGCAGCGCCGACGGCAACCAGAAATTTATATGGTATTCAGGTCAGATCAGACCCCGCAAATACGGGGCGCGCACAAGGGACTGCGGGTACTTTCGCACGCTTCTTCTCCCTTGATTTCGTCCACGAATCTCCGGGCAGTATTGGGGAGACCTCTTTTTTCAGTAACTCGTTTATAATCGGCAACGGCACAGACGCAATCAACGCGCGTGGCGTCTCCTACATGTACGGCTTCGGGCAGGTTCGCGCAGGCGTCACGTTGGATGGCCCGCTACAAGGCTACGGGTTCCAACCGAGTGTTGCT